GTGATGACGGCGCCCCACGGCCCCGACAGGAACGTCGCGACGCGGCCGATCGCGCCGCCCATTCCGGACATCGCGAACGCCACCTGGCCGCCCTGCTGGGCGAAGATCGTCATCGGCGAAATGCCGAGCGCGAGGCCCTGGCTGATATCGCCAATCTGCTGACCAAGGTTTGCAGAGGCAGACCGCATCTGGCCGGCCGACGCCGCCGCTTGCCCCGTCGATTGCGACAGTTGGGTGAGCTGGCGGGACGCAGCGGAGGCGGCCGCGCCCGTCTGGATCATCGCAATCTGGTTTTCGCGCATTGCATTGCGAATTTCGGCAGCGCGCGACGCGCCTTCGGCAGTTTCGGTATTGAGCGTTTTCAACTCGGCCGTCAGCGCTTTTGCAGCGGCCTTCTCCTCCAACGTCTTGATCTTGAGGTCTGCAACCTCGCTGGTCAGCCGCCGCAGTTCGACGCTGGCCTGCTTGCCATCGGCGCTGATCTCGGCCTGCACCCGCAGTGACGTCGTCATCGGCGCTTCTCCGCCATAACGCGCAGCGCTTCGGCTTCGATCACGGCGAGGTCGTTCATCACCTGGCCGTCGACGGTGATCCCGCGCGCTGCGGCGACGGTTGGGATCGCTTCATATCTGAGGCCCGTCATCATCGGAAAACCACCTGTCCCGCTCACCATTCCGCCCGGCACCCAGTTCCACTGGGTATCCATCGCGTAAAACAGCCCCGCCGCCCGGCCCTCGTCATCGGCGTCGAGCTCGATGACGTCGGCCACCTGCACCGGCCGCTTCGCCAGTTCGGCCGCCACCGCTTCGGGCGGCATACCGGCCGCCTCCAGCGCCGCCTTCAGGCTGGCGTTGCCGGCGGCGCTCCAGCTGCTGTCTCCGCCGCCGCCGCCGGCCCAGCGTCGGGCGACGGCGCGGAGTTTCCCAGGCGCGTCTCCGGCACGGCGGCGAAGCAGTTCTGCCACGCTACCGCGATCGCCGTCGGCACGAACGGCACGTCGAGCATCGCGGCGCGGCCATCGGCGTCGAACAGCACCGGCCGGCCGGCATCGTCGGTGATCCCGCGCCAGTCGGTGGCGATCTTCGTCACGAAGCTGTCGTCGACACCGGACTGCGCCTCGGCGAGCAGCGCCTGGAACTCGGCGATGCCGATCCGCTTGAACCGCATTTCGAAGCCGACTTCGAGGACGCCGCCGCCATCGACGGGGACGTTCCATTTCACCGGCCACCAGGTGGTGGCATTCTTCACGATCGTGAAGCTCACTTCGTCACCAGCACGATTTCGTCGTTGCCGGCGGCGCTCGGCACGCAGACGCCGGTGACGTTGGCGAACAGCCGGTTGGCGTCCTCGGAATAGGTGATCGTCTCCGCGATCGCGCGGGTCGACGACAGCTCGATGATGTTGCCGGCAGTGGCGCCGTGGACGAGCGTGAAGGGCAGCACCGAGCCGGCGGCGATCGACGCCGAATAGTTCTTCGATGCCGAATCGGGCAGTTCGAACGAGGCGCGGAACTTGACGGCGCGGCGGTCGCCTTCGTCGTCCTTCCCGAAGATCACCTGGCGGCTGCCGGTCGTCGAATAAAGCTGCGTCTTCATCCCCAGATCGACGCTGAATTCGCGAACGCCGAGGGTGAAGGCGTCGAGCGTGATGATGGTGTTTTCGAGGTTGACTTCAACCGGCGCCGGATAGACGCCGAGCGACAGCCCGCTCGAGGAGCCGGCCTTGTAAACCTCACCCGCGGTGCGGAACAGGCCGAGGCCGGAGAAGGCGACGAAGGGCAGCGCCTTTTCATTGAAGGTGAGCACCGCGTTGCCGCGCGCGCCGCGCACTTCGTGAAGGATGGTGTCCTTCAGCAGCAGCATCGACAGCGCGTCGCCGTCACCGGCGCTGGTCAGCGGATAGGCGACGTCGGACGCGCCGGGAACGGCGGCACCGAACATCGATCCGCGCAGCATCGTCGCCCAGAGCGCGGCGACATCGTCGGTGCCCGATCCGGACAGCTCCATTTCGAACGAATAGCCGCGGTGGACGGCGGACGGGATCGACGGGTTCGCGCCGGCGAAGCCCTTGTCGATGTTCCGGCGCAGCGTCGCGGTGTTGAACGGATCGATCGTCAGGTTGCGAACGGTCAGCGCGTTGGCGGCGAGCGTCGGCGCCGACCAGGTGCCGGGCGGGGTTTCGATCTTGGCGGCGAGGAAAGAGGTAGCGAGAGGCATCCGGGGTTACTCCTTTTGAGCGGCAGCGGCGGCTGCGCCTTCGACGATCTGGCGGGTGTCGCGCGGCTTCCGGCGCGAGGCGACGGCGGCGATGGCGGCGCGAGCGCTACGCAGGGCGGCGCTGGCGGGCTGGCCGTCCTCGCCGAGCAGCACGCCGGTGTTCACTTCGTAGATGCCACCGGGGCCGGCGACGTGCTTCGCGTCGTCGAACCAGTCGGGGCTGGCGGTCGTTTCGGCCATTTCAGGTTCCCTGCTTTCGGTAGTGGAAGACGGTGCGGAAGCGCGTGATCCAGCTCGCGCGGCCCGGCGAGATGCCGAGCAGCCGGCCGGCGACGGGGACGATCGGGCGATAGAGCGGGTCGGGCGTCCAGCCGAGCAGCCGGGCGATGACGGCGTCGTGAAAGTCGGTCAGCTCGTCCTCCTCGCGGCCGCGCATCGCGGCGCCGGAGACCATCGAGACGACGTCGAAGCTGTAGGTCGATTCGAGCGTGATCAGGCCGGGGCCTTCGGTGACGCTGCGGATCACCTCTTCGGCCGGGATGACGAAGCACGCCGGCAGCGGCGTCGGCACGGTCGCGAGATCGGCGATGGCCTTCACGCCCGAAACCTCGCGGAAGCCGAGATCGCCGGTGGCGATCCGTTCGATGACGAGGGACAGCTTCACTTCATCGCCCCGTCGAGGTGCGCGACGAGGATCGCTTCGATGTTTTCGACCAGTGGCGGGCCGAAGCCGACGAACGGCCGTGCCGGGATGCCGACGCTGGCGCGCGGGCCGAACGGCGTGCGCAGTGCTTTCTTCGCCTTCGGCCGGATCGTGCCGCCGTCCTGGTGGATCGCGGCGTAGATCAGGTTCGTGCCGATGATCGCGCTGCCGGCGTCGCTGGCTGCGGTGATCGACTGGCGGAGGTGGCCGGTGTCGGTCAGCGTCAGGCCGCCGTCTTCGCGGGCGCGCTGGCTCGGCAGCCAGGGCGTGCCGTCGGGGCCGCGCTCGGTCTCGAAATTGAGCACCGTCTCGCTTCGCATCAGATCGGCGATCGCCGCCATCGGCACGGTGAAATCGACAGCCGCCTTCGCGCCGGCTTCGAGCCGGGCGGTGAGATCGTCGGAGAGGGAAAGCTCGATCACGTCAGAAGCCGCGCAGCGTGGTGCGCGAGAGGACGCGGTCGTTCGCCTGGAACAGCACCGGCTCGGGCGCGGTCGCGGCCGGTACCAGCGCAGCGGCGCCGGGAATCGTCACCTTGCCGGCGGCGATATCGCGAAGCTGCGCCTGGGCGCGGTCGCGGCGATCTTCGACACCCTTGGGCAGATCGGCGGTCCACAGCCGGGCAACGGCGAGATCGAAGACGATGGTGGTGATCATCGCCGGGACCGGCGACAGCGGCGTGGCGTAGCGGCTGGCGAGATAGCTTTCGGCTTCGCCCTGGGCGTCGTCGATGGCGCGCTGCAGGCGGGCGGCATCGATGCGCGTGCCGTCGCTGGTCGCGGTGATGCGGATGGCATCGTCCAAGCCGAGCCGTTCGACAAAGCCGGCGGCGGTCAGATAGGGATTGGTGAGCGTCGGCACCGCCCAGGACAGATCGACAACCGCCAGCTCGATCTCGCGCTCGACGGGCACAGTGCCGCCGATCATGGCGCGGACGGTGATCAGATAACGCTCGCCATCGGCACCGGCGGCGGCGACGACTTCGACCGTGTTGCCGACGATGGTGCTCGAGACGACATCGAGCGCCGTGCCGCCCGGTACCAGCCCGCGCGCCACCGGCGTGGTCGACACAATCGAGACTGGCGCCGCCGGGAAGGGCAGCGCCAGGACGATTGTTTCAAAAGGCTGCTTGATCTTCACTGAGACCCTTCTCGGGTAGGTTAGGACTTCGACTTGCCGCCGACCTTGATCTTGGCGCCGGCCAGCGTTTTGGCGGCGGCCGCGAAGGCCGCGACGTCGACGGGCGGGACCGAAGTGGCGGCCGGTACGTGCGCTTCTTCGTCGCCCTCCGGCCCGCCACCGCGAGACTGTTCGATCTCGATCCGCTCCACGACCGGAGCCGTCACCAGTTCAGCGAGAGCCTCCGCCATATCGGCAGCGACCTCTTCGAACGTTGCCAGATCAGCGACCGGCAGAAACGCGCCGCCGGGCGGGCCGACCGAGACGTCGACATAGGGGTCGGCGAGCAGCTCGGCGATCGCGCCGTCGAGCAGGTCTTCGACGCCGATCTCCACCACCCCGTAAACCCGTGTCGGCGACGGTTCGAAGCGGACTCCCGCGCGCCCGTATGGCGCGCGGGAAGAGATGAGCCGCAGGGCGAGCCCCGCGCCGATGATCGCCACACCCG